TTGGCAGAGCAGCACTACCACAACCTGCAAGACCGCTTCGCCAACCACCCGCTCACCATCGACAGCCTCAGCCGCTTCAAAAGCGCCGCCGACGCCAAACGCGCGATAGAGCGCCTGAAAGCAGGCGGCACTGACCTCATCATCGGCACCCACCGCCTCTTGCAAAAAGACATCGCCTTCAAAAACCTGGGGCTGGTCATCATCGACGAAGAACAGCGTTTCGGCGTGCGCCACAAAGAAAAACTGAAAAGCCTCAGAAGCGACACCAACCTGCTCACCCTCACCGCCACCCCCATCCCGCGCACCCTGAACCTCGCCTTGAGCGGCCTGCGCGACATCAGCATCATCGCCACCCCGCCCGCCGGACGACAAAACATCCAGACCATCCTCGCCGAATGGGACATCGACACCATCCGCGACGCCTGTGAACGCGAGCACCGCCGGGGCGGACAAACCTACATCCTGCACAACGACATCGACAGCATCGAACGCATCGCCCGCCTCCTGCAAGACGCCCTGCCAGAACAGCGCATCGCCATCGGCCACGGCCAAATGCGCGAGCGCGAACTCGAACACCTGATGCAAAACTTCCAGAATCGCCACTACGACATCCTCATCGCCACCACCATCATCGAGAGCGGCATCGACATCCCCAACGCCAACACCATCATCATCAACCGCGCCGACAAACTCGGCCTGTCGCAATTACACCAACTGCGCGGCAGAGTTGGCCGCAGCCACCACCAGGCGTATGCCTACCTCATCACCCCCAACTGGAACACCCTCGGCAAAGACGCGCAGCGGCGCCTCGAAGCCTTCACCACCCTGGACAGCCTCGGCGCGGGCTTCCTGCTGGCGAGCCAAGATCTCGAAATCCGCGGCGCGGGCGAAATCCTTGGCGACGAACAAAGCGGACAAATCCAGCAAATCGGCATCAGCTACTACCTCGACCTGCTGGAGCGCAGCATCGCCGCGCTGAAAAACGGCGAAACCGCCGACTTTGACGCGCCGCGCAGCACCATCGAACTGGGTGTGCCGGCGCTTTTGCCCGACGACTACATTTACGACCCGCAAGAGCGCCTCGTCCTCTACCAGCGCCTGGCGCAGAGCAAAACCGAAGACGAACTGCAAGACCTCTCCGCCGAACTCATCGACCGCTTCGGCAAACTGCCTGCCGCCGCGAAAGCCCTCATCGCCCGCACCCGCCTCAAACAACAGGCGGAAAAACTGGCCGTTGAACACATCAGCATGAACGAACATGAAACCCGCATCCGCTTTGCCGACCCGACGCGCATCAACCCCGAACCGCTGCTAAAACGCATCCAGAGCGAGCCGCACCGCTACCGCCTAAACAGCAACACCGCCGTAACCCTCAGCCATCCGGACGCACCCGACCTCGAACACCGCCTCGCCGAAGTCGAACAACTCCTCGCGGAAATCGCGCTGACGCCAAACAAACCTTGACAGCAGGCGGATAGCCGCTATCATGCGCGGCCTGTGCCCGGATGGCGAAATTGGTAGACGCAAGGGACTTAAAATCCCTCGGTAGTGATACCATGCCGGTTCGACCCCGGCTCCGGGCACCAAAAGAATTAAATAACAGATTGTTTTATAACGTTTTAATATAGGTTGAGAATACGGTGGGGACAAATTAGGGGCCGTAAGCCTCAAACCCTGCCAGCACCTGCGCCTTCTTCACCGCCTCGTCGGGAAGCGATGAAAGCACCATAAAATGCTCAACCGCTTTCGCCGACCAGCGATAATTTCCGCCCGGTAGTGGTTTCGGGAATTTTCCTTTACTTGCCCAGTCTGAAATCGTTTGCGGCTGTACGCCGTAGATTTCGGCAATCTCTTCCCTGGTTATTGTTTGCAGGTTCATTCTTGCCCCCTTTGCCCATGCAGCGGGCAGCCCGCCGTTATCCAGTAGCCATGTTTTTCGCCGTCGCCCATAATTCCCCTGCCGTGGGCGTTATCCAGTACGGGGCAGGTGCAGCCTTGTTTGATTGCAGCGTCGCTTCCGGGGTTTGGTGTGGTCATGGCGTGTCTCTCATTTCATCGCAACCTGTATTTGCCGCGGCGCCGTCGTGTTTTGCTTTATTTCTCATGGTGTTTTCTTTTCATCGCTAACCCTAAAATTTAATGAATTGGGCAAGATTTGGCGGCGAGTAATCCTTTCCCTTCATTATTTTCCCGTTTCCGTCTCGTAATGCTTTGCCGTTTTCGAACTTACTCCAGTTGCTGCGATTCACTTCAGCAAGCGCTCCCTGTAAATCGTAGCCAAGCACGTAAGCCATACCGATACAGGTGATAATCACGTCGCACAAATCATCTAATGTTGCAGCCGCATCGGTTATTTGTATTCGGGTTGCCCCACTTCTCAACTGGTTCTTCAGGCTATATAGGGGTGTTTTATAGTTGTCACATCCAAGATGTGAAACAAATTCCATTGTTTCTTCTATAACGCAGCTTGCCTGCACATTCTGGTCGAAGATTCCAGGTGAAGGAACTGCTGTGCGGAACCAGTTTTCAATATTTTTAATGATGTCTGTTTGTTTCATTATTTGCTCCTGTTATTCGGGAGCCGCTTACGGCGGCAAGTCGGCATCCTCACCAAAGAGAAAATTGTGGCATTGGCGGATGCTGCGGTGGTTGTTGCGGACACTCACCGCTTGTATGCTTCCCTCTTCCCAGCCGAGGTGAGTTTGTTTTTCACCAGTGTTCCGGCAGCTCTGTTCCGAAGATGTCGCGGATGGTATAAACGGCTATTTCGTATGCGCGGTGTGCGCCTTCGTAATAGTCTTTGTAACGGTTGTGCGGGTCGATTTTGTCTCTGGCTTCGTCCGATTCTTTGGCTAAATACGCTTGCAGTTCCTTTATCTTGGCGATGAGTTGCTCCTTAGTAAGCCGCTGTATTTTCTCGGTCTTGTATGGTGTTTTGAGTTTCATGTTTCCTCCATTATTCGCTGTCGGTGATACGTTGTATCCAGGCATCGTCCGGCGCATTCACAACCAGGCGGTTCCGATGCGCCGCCTCTTCGTTTGGTTCAAAGCTGATTTGCCATTCGTCTTTATTCAGCGGCTTGTCTTCGTTCAGCAAGGACATACCGATGTGCCACATGCCTGCCCTGTTGTATTGGCCGGTGATCAGTACTCCTTCACCGCCGGGGCGCGACACGATGAATGCCCTTATAGAGCCTGCCCCGCTGTCGTCGTGGTCTATGTTGCTGATTCCGTATTCTCCGAAGGTGTCATCCGAAAAACCTTCAAAAATATATTTCTTGCCCATAGTTTCCTCATGCCATTTTCTCGGAAAAAGCTATTGCGGCTTCCTTAGTATGGAAACACAAGCCTTTACTACGTAGGTGTTTATCCTCATCAATATCTAGCCATTTAGTTTCATGGTAGCCATCTTCTGACATAATATCAGGATAATAATAACGTTCTCTCATGCGGACGCCCGGAAGAAACTTTGCAATACGCATCCAGCGGTTGAGCAATACTTGCTCTAAGTCCTTAGACAATACCTTACGCAACGCGTCTCTGCATTGCTCCGCAATATCATCCGAATATAAACCTTTGATTACCGATTCCCACAAAAATGTGTCTTTGTATTGCTCTAGTTCATCTAGCACAACACTAGGGACTTTGTGCCCTTTATTGTTGTGCTTATACAAAGCGATGTAAACTCTTGCCAAGTAATCAAAGCCACCTTTTTCTTCACTATCGGTTACTAACTTAATGAGTTTAGCGTCATCCTTATCAGCTTCTCTTTTACGCTCTGCTTTTTCTTTTTTAAGCGCGACTAATTCTTCTTTAAGCGCCGCCACTTCCTCTCTAAGCCTTTCGTTCTCTTTCGCAGCCCTTGCCTTCGGGTCAAGTACATCTGCTTTCGGGTCGGTCATGGGTGGCTCCTAGAAGGGGATATCGTCGTTAAAGGTTTGCGGGTCGTGGTTCGGCTGTGAGTCGGGAATCAGCCCCGGCTTCTCGCTTTGTCCCCGGTTGCGCGCTTCTTTCTCTGCTTTCGTCATCAGCATCTTTAGCTCGCGCACGTGGATTTCGGTGATGTAGCGGTCGTTACCGTTCTTGTCCTGATATTTCCGCGTCTGGATTTTGCCGTCGATGTACAGTAGGTCGCCGACGTCCACATAGCGCCCGATGATGTCTGCCAGCGGGTTATAGGCGACGCAGTTGAACCATTCGGTTTTTTCTCTCGGCTGTCCGCTCTGTTTGTCATTCCATTTTTCCGTCGCCGCCACGGTGAAGTTGGCAACGGGGTCGCCGTTTGGCATGTAGCGCACTTCGCTTTTGCCCACGCGGCCGATAATTTCTGCCCGGTTCAGCATGTTTGTTTCTCCATTTCTGCTTCCAGTCGCGCGACAAAGGCGCGCAGGTGTTTTTCCAGTGCGGCGATGATTTTTTCGTCGCGCTTGACGTTCAGTATCCACGTGGTCTGCGGGGTGTAGTCGGGGTGGTAGCTGACGAAGTCCCAGCTGTCGTAGCCCGTTACCAGCAGCCCGCCTTGTACTTGCAGCAGGTATTCCCGTGGCATGACACCTTCGAGGATGTAGCGGATATGGGTGGACAACTTCGGGCTTTTGATTTCCAGACCACGGCGCAGCTCCGGCATGATTCCGTCGGGGGATGCCATGACGCTGCGGCTTTCGTCGAGGTACACGCCGCCGATCTGGGTAACGCTGTTGCCGGTGGCAAACTCGTAGGCCAGACGCGCCTGTGGTTCGAGTTCGCTGCCGCGTGTCATGTCGGCGCTGGTGTAGCTGTCGGCAGGCTGCCCGGTGATTCGTTCGGCGATGAGTTCGGCGAGGTAGGCGGTGGCCTGTTCGCTCGCGGCTCCGCTGTTGGTCATGATGCGTTTGTACTGGCTGGCGGTCGGGATGCCGAGGCGCGCTTGGCGCCAGGCATCGCTTCCTTGTTCGCAGTCGAGGGTGATGAGGTTCATAGCGGGATTTCCTCGCCGGGTTCGTAGCTTCCCTCCGGTGCGGTTTCTGCTTCGGGCTGCACCGGGGCAGGCGGTTCGGCGGCCGGGGCGTGTTTGCGCAGCGTGGCGATGAGTTCGTCCGCCTTCTTCGCCGCCATGTCTTCCATACGGGCGGCGCCAACAAAGGCCAGCATCTTCCCTTCTTCTTTCCCGGTGCGTGACAGCAGGTCGCGCAGTTCGGCGATTTGTTCGTCGCTGGCCATCACTTCAGCAACGGCCGGGCGTGGCGCATCGGCGGTGCGCTCGGCTTCGTCCGGGTCGGCGATGCCGGAAAATCCGAAGGCGTAGCGTGCCGCCTGGATGGTCGCTTTGTGGCGCAGCATCCGGTTTGGCCATTGTCGCCACGGGTCGGTGTTACGTTTGCATTCGTCCATGTATTCGGTCATTTCCACCGGGTGCGTCCGGTCTTTGCGGTAGATGCGGCAGGTAACGGCGCGCAGGGCACCGCTGTCATCGAGGGTGTCGCGAAACTCCATGCCGTCAAAATCCGGGTGGCTGTTGATGATTTTCAGCCAGCCGTCAATGGACACGATGGGTTGCACGCCGCCACCTTTCGCCGGGAAGGCGTAGATTTCTTTGGTGATCGGATTGAGCTTGTACTCTTTCGCCACCATGAGAAACGCGGTGATTTGTTCGGGGCGCACGTTCGGCGAGGGCATGATGGTGCTGGCCAGCACGTCGCTGAAGGCTTTGATGTCTGTCGTGCCTGCAATGGCGGCAACGGCACTTAGTACGTCATGGGGGACGGGCAGATTCATGTTCAGGCTCCTCGGTTCAGTTTTATTTCAGCGCGCAGGCTGTTCTTCAGGTTGTTGGCAATCGCTTTGGCGTTGGTGAGGGTGGTGTTCATCTTCACGGTGATGATGTACTCCAGCACCGGTTCGTCGTGCGTCGTCTCTGGCATCGGTTGGGGTTCTGTTGTCGCTGCGGTTCCCGCCTTCGCCCGTTCTTCTGCTGCTATTTTTTCGCGTAGTTCCGCCTCTGCTTTGGCGGCGGCTTCTGCCTCAATGCGGGCTTTTTCGGCCGCCTGCCGTTCGTCTTCGGCGACAATGCGCGCGGCGATGGCGTCTTCAAAACCGCTATCCAGTGTCAGCAGGTCGTCAATGTCGGCAAACAGGTGCAGGCGGTCGGCCGGGATTTGTGCGTAGCGCGCTTGCAGGTACGCTTCTGTTTTGCCGATGAGCGCCGTCCAGTTCGCCAAGACTTCGGCGCAGCCCTTCTCCAGTCCGGCAAGTGTTTTTTTGCCTTTGGTCGCTTCTGTGATTACGCCGTCTAGCTCGTCAATGCGCAGCACTTTGCGCATCGCCGGTTGCAGGCGGGCATCGCATCCGGCAAGCGCTTTGTGGATGCCGTCACGGGTGCGGCTGGTGATTTCTTCTTTGACTTTTGCCTTCTGTGCCTTGACCTGTTTGTCGAGGGCGAGGCGGGTTTTGGCGAGCAGGTCGATGATTTCGCTGGTGGTGTCCATCAGCTTTTTCACGTCCGCCGCTTCGGATAGCGCGGCTTCCTGCGCGGCTTTGATGGCGTCCTCGGCGTTTTTGAAGTCTTTGACTTGTTGCTCTGCGATGGCAAAGTCTTCGTCGGTCTTGAGGTCGGTATTGACCTTGGCAATTTCGGCGCGGACGCTTGCGGCCACGTCGTCAATGTTGCTGGCGACGATGGCGGATTGGATTTTCAGGATGATTTCTTGCATGGCTTATTCCTCGGTTTCGATTTGTTTCAGGGCAAGGCGCAAAGCAGCTCGCGCTTGCGGGTCGTCATCCATCATGTCGATGGCATCCATCAGGGTTTGGGCGTCGTAGTTCATGCGACCTTCCCTCCGTCCAAATGGGTGAGCAGGTCAGCGAGGGTGTCAAATTCTGCATGGTTGTAACCTTCGCTTTCGCTGCCTGCGGTCAGGAGGTAACGCCCCGTCATCATGATGTGGATGGTGCGTTCACCGTAGTGGATGGATGCGCTGGCGTATCCGCTGCCGTAGCAAGCGGGGAAGCCGTCGGCATTGGGGAAATGCCCGCGCAGGGGTTCGATGGCGCGGGCGGATTTGCGGGGAATCATTG